GTACGTCAAAGCGCTCTTGTGGAATCTCGTAGTCCAAAAGCCAACGGGCAAAGGCCGGAAGCTCTTTAGCGATTACATCCTTAATACCGGGAAAGAAATCATACCCGTCACGGCATTTGAAGAACTTGAGTTTGTCCTTAATGCTCATATTCAAATCAGGGAGAAGTCGCATCGATACCGGGTCATCATTCAATGTGCAGCTAATCCGTCCGCGCCAAAATACACGACCCGACTTCTTGAATTTTCCATTGATCAGAAATGTATCATTGGCGATATGCTCCTTCAGCTTGGCGGTAAAGGCCGTGTGCATAGCATTGCTCGCACTCGGAGCCTCATCGTCAACAAGCCAAGCACCATACTCAAACAAATGCTCAGTCCATTCTGATTTACCGGTTAAATAATCTGATGCCTTGATCCCGCCACCAAATAACTTTCCAAGAACCTGCGTATTGAAAAATGTTTTTCCGCAGTTCGGAGGACCAACAAGGAAGTGTGCATGCCCACGCTTAGGCTTTCCAGCGTGAGCGTTCGAATAAGAATAGGCTAACCAATCCAATTCATGATTAATCTGCTCCTCTCCGAGCATGTAATTCATCCACTTCCAGATCTCGGGGAAATCCTTTTCGGGAGTAACCTCAAAATCGGTTGGGGTAATAGGTTGTACCCTTGCCGTGTTGAAATACCTACGGTTTTCATGGGTTACAATCGGGCTCTTAATAAAACAAAAAGGAAGACCCGCCTCTACTCGTTTGCCAGTAATGATTGAGTGCAATGCTCGCTTGCTCTCGGATACATTCTCGCTCCGTCCAGGTCGTGAGCTAAGATCGTTTCGACATTGAAGATCTAGAAGACATTCTTCCTTATTATTTACAAAGAATCCACCAGACCCGTCCTGAACATAATAGTTTTTTCCATCGAACCAATAGCCATCAATCGCTTTACCAATCCGTCCAACTTCAAACTGACGAACAAATGCAGGGCTCAGAACCTCACTCCAGGTATAGAAACCTTTCGCCATGTTGAACACTTGCATGCCTGTATCGCGCACGATCGCAGAATTAGTAGTCTTGTGCTGTCCGCCCGGATCCCAAAAGGTGGGTCCGCGAGAGCCTTCCACAAATTCTCCAGGCCATTGATGATCAGGCCAAGCCCGCTCGACCTCTTCGAATACGGTGTTCAATGGAATCTCAGGACCTTGTCCACGAAAGTCAGCGGATTTAGATGTTTCATACTGCCAGAAATGTAGCATGTCTGCACTGATCCGTGACTTCGGACTGACAGGTCTCCAATCTCCACCATGCAGAAGATAATGCTGCTTTTCAAAGTTTCCTAGATCGAAACCCCGAGCAATCGCGTCCCGTCCCTCAAGCTTCAGTTCTTTGGCCAAACGCTTCAGGAATCGTGTATTGCTCTGAGATCCATGCATGAATAGCGGGGCCTCGAAAAACCAAACAGCGTGGATACCTCCGGAATAGCTTCGGCTAATATAATTGACTGGGTACTCATGATCGATCAATCGGCGGACAATCTCTTCAAACTGTTCATCCGTAAATCTAGCATCCCAATCGGCTGATACCCCGTGCAAAAATCTGACCGGGTTATTGCTCGATACTCGCTGGTTAGGGTCAATGCCTTCACAGGTACTATAAGCTAGGTACCTTGTGCTCGGCCTAGCGGCCCATTGTTTATATTCGTTGCTATCCCTAAATTCTGGGAGCTCAAAATCAACCTCCCATGGTTTGCGCTTTGATACTTGGCTAGCGCTTAAATTAGGTATTGTAAATAAGTCCATATGTTTCCACCTCTTCGATTTTGCTGTCCACTTCCAACTCAAGGTCGGTCTCGTAGCAGCTTAAGTTATTAATTGTTCCGTGTATAAAATTCTCAGACACTCCCGCCTCGGATATGTGAGTATCATTGTTCTCGTCTAGTTTAGTCCGCCTGACTTCAAGAATTGTACCGCCGATCTCTCGGATGAACTCAGCCTCATTATCGAAGCGAACATCATCGATGACCGTTTTTACATGCGGGTTTATCCGTCTTCTCATCGCGGTAATCCACACATCCTGAGCAATCATATTCCTTGCAAATTCAGTACCAAGAAGTTGCATGATTTCGCGTGGGCTCTTCCCATACTCATCAAGCTTGATTTCTTTTAATACCGGATCATTAAGCTCAGAATCGCGAAGACCCATAGCTCGAAGCATGTCTTTAATAGGACTTGCAAAGCTAAGAATTTCGTAACCGTATTTGCGTTCAAGTATTCGTGCGACAGAACTTTTTCCACACCCTTTTCCACCAGCTAACCCTATAATCATTTCGTGTACTCCTTTGAGATGATCGCATCGCTGCTGAGTGGTACATCTTTCATCCACTCCGGCCCGGTCATCATGATTTTTTGAATTTCGTTTTTTATCTCTTCCGCGTTCTCCTCTTCTACCTCAACGACAACTTCATCATGGACGTGCAAAACAACGTCATACGCACCATCGTAGAGATTTTTTAGAATGAACCCGAAGCAGTCCCTCGCAAGCGCTTGGACAGAATTTTGAAACAAGTTAGCACCATACATTTTAGTCCGTCTAATGCTTCCCTTCTGAGTTGCACAGGTCACCCCATCCGGTTCGTGACGACAGCGGAAATAATTTAATGTCCGCCCGCTCGGGATTTCTATTTTAAAATCTTCACCTTCATTAGCAGCGGATTTCAGACGCTTATCTAAATTCTTCCAAGAGGATGTGATCTTTGGGTTTTTATCCCTGAAATCTTGAACCTGAATGTATGCATTAACCCATTGGCGACGCTCGTCTGCACTGAGATTAGAATAGGCCGAGAACTTGCCCGGCTGATACTTCTTGGCAAACTCCTGAAATCTTAATTCATCCTTACGACTAAAGCTGGAGTCTAGAATCTGGGTCTGTCCATATGCCTTAACAGTCTCTGCAAATTTAAACCATCCAGAGCCGTACCCTAGCTGAAGAACACGAACCTTAGCCAAAAGATAGAGCTCGGGATCTTCATCCTTTAATTTTCCACCCGTCCATCCCATGGTCTGTCTAGCATGGGCTTCATACGGGCTCATGCCTTTGGACACGAGCTCAAGGAAATCATCATCGCCAGCGAGGAATGCAGTCAACCGCGGCTCGATTTGAGATAAATCAGATATGACTAAGGTCTTTCCTTTGGCCGGGGATACGACATTACGAATGTTGACCCCGTACTTAGTATCCCGTGGCATATTCTGTACATTAAAGCCGGCATCTCCACTCCATCGTCCCGTAGCATCTGCTCCGAAATATTTCAGATTATAACTCATGCGACCTTCGTCAGTTAATCTATCCTTAACAGATTTGGTCCGCTGCAAGTGCATGTTAATGCGATTATAATTTTGCATCGCGGATACAAAGGTCAGCTTATCTCCATGCTCTCTAATCCAATCGGCTAGCTCTTCGCTGTCCTTGGCGAGGCTCTTAGGAGGTTCTACACCAGCCTTGCGACATTCAATCGCCATAGCCTTTTTGGAGTAAACAACATACTCCTTCTTGGTATCCGGATCGATCTCTCCATACCATGGAAGGCTGGTCTTAGCCTCAAAAAGATGCCCTTCTAATTTATCTATCCCGTCCTCAACCTTTCTTAAATCTACAGGCAATCCGCGATAAGCCATTGTCCGTGTTTGATGGGACAAAAGTCTTTCGGTCTCAGGCCAAAGGGGCCAAAGCTTTTCCCAGATTTGATATGTGTATTTCGCATCGTCCAGGGCGTACTGAAGGACAGCCTTGGATTCATCCATCGCAATCATGTCATCCCAGGTCTTACCTTTCATGTTATTGCGGACCTCTTTGTCCATGGATACGCCAAGGATTTCCTTAGCCGAGCCCTTTAGGTTTCTTTGATATTGAAAGTATACGCACATATCTGCCGTGCAGACCCATGAGACATCAATGTCTGGAATGATGCCCAGTTCGACACAGCGTTCAAAACAGCGCTGATCGAATGATGCGTTGTGTGCGATAAAGGTGTACCCATCGAACTTCTTCCAATCCTTAAATTCATCGGTTCTACCGACATAACTATGTTCGGGGCTCCATATTGAAACTAGATAGGCATCGAATTCTGGGTGATGCACATATTGGTAGGTGCTACTACCTTGGATGCTATAGTCCTTCGAATAAAATGTCTCGAAGTCCAATGCTGCAAATTTTTGTTTACTCATTTGTGGTGTGATTATGGTGTGTGGTTATTAGCTCCGCGGTGTGGGAGGGCAGGGGATTGCCCCGCCCTCCGTATTCTCACACCACATGAGATTAGCTGTCCTATGAATCAGCTAAAATCCTTGAGCCATTCGACGAACTTCTTGTCGTGCCGGGCTCCCTTGCGAAGCTTAGGAGCATGGACGACATTGTTCCCGGCTTTTACCTTTTGAGTAGTAAGCTGGAACGAGCCGACATTGATCCCGTCACGATAATACATTTTCGCAGCTGTAAAAATCGGTACCGCTGCATGCTTATATGCAGTTCCTTTAATTCTCCAGATTGCGAAGGCATAATTATTCCCGTCGAATTCGAATGGAAAGTTAGTTGGATCCTCGCCCTTAATGCAGACAAGTGCATCAGCGATTGGTTTCCAGCTAGCCGGTGTGCCATCCGCCCAGACGAAGGTAGCTTCCGGATCAGCTTCGAGAACCTCAGCCTTAGAATTGAAGATCCGTGGAATCTCGCCGGAATCCCATTCGATATTTTCTTCGAACATCTTTCCAATCCGGCAGACAGTAATCTCTACATCGCTCGTTCCATCACTAATATCGAACTCGCCATCGAGAACAATAGTTCCTTTCTTGAATGTCTCAGACAGTGCGCCAACACCCTGAGCAATTTGTAACTTCGGAAAGCTGATATCGCTAGCATCGAAGTCCCCCACCAATCCCGCGCCGGGCTGAATCGTCAATGATGCAGTAGGACTGCCCTCAATGATGTCACCGCTCGCGTTTGTTAATGCAGTCTCCTCGGACTGCTTTTCTGATAATGCTGTTTTAGCCATTTTATATCTCCTTTTATTATTTGTTATTGTATTGTATGTGAAATGTTATACACGGAATTCAAAACTAAAGGTTTCTACTTTTCCGTAAATATGGACTCCGGTCCCGATCCTCTTCTGCTGGCAATATTCCTGACTCTTCAAGGCTCGATTCTATAGTGCCCCGAGCGGTCTTCTTTTCTCCGCGAGGTAATTTCTCTGAGTATTTCTTAGCAAGCTTCGAAAGGCTAATATCGCAAGCATTCATGAATTCATCAGGGCTGAGCAAATGTTCAACCGCATCGTATGCACCTTGAGTATCTTCAATCTTCAAGCTAGCAGTTCGATAATGTAAATCGTACCCTGGAATCTCCTCACCCTGTTCGACAGCCAATTTTGTTGCCTGTTTCTTTGCAGCAGCCTGCCATTTATCTACAACCTGTGCGACATTGAGCATCTTGGCTAGGACGACAGGATTCTCAACATTTTCCGGGCTGTAACTATCCCATAGGCTCATCTCAAAGTCTTCAACACTCGCGCTATATTTCTTAGCCAATGGAAGCATCTTTTCAGATAGGGCAGGGCATGAAAGTTTGTGCTTACAGTACCTACAGCCCTCGGTATTAGGTATCGCTTCGGCGGTCTCAAGCTCGGCCTTCTCAACTATCATGTTTATGCGCAGTCGAATATCTTCCATGTCCGAACGGCTATAATCATGAGTCAATACCTCATCACGGCGCGGTATTATAAAATGAACCGTAGCAGTCTGTAGCTCTGGGAATTTATCCATGACCCCAAGAAGATACGCCTGCCCCTGTATGTTCACATCAGCATCGTCAATTTCTCCAACGCCGAATTTAAAATCAACCAAGTCAACATGAGTACCTTTAATGATTACTCGATCAACTGTTCCAAATATTTTGCTGCTACTCATACCAAGCCTCCAGGTTATCTTTTAATAATCTCATTAATTCTTTTTCCATTTTGAATGCGTACACAGGTAACACATCGTCAGGAGTATTAATATAAAGCCCGTCACTGCGCTGTATAATCCCAGAAGCCAACACAGGACTTCGATCAAAGAGAAGGACAAGTCGATATCCATCGCTACTCTTCTCCATGACGAATGGTTGTTCGTAATTCTTTATAGATATCATCTGCGGCATCCTCCAAGGGTTGAATATAATCAAGGCAGGATACGACCAATCGGATCTGCTCATCGTTTAAACCATCCATATTCCCGGTCTCGGCAGCGGAGTGCAAAAGAGTACCTTCCTCAGCAAATATGTTGGTCTCATTACTGCTTCGATAGCTCGGGCAGATCTCTACATATTTTAATGTGCTCGGCCCGAGCTCATGATGTTCTTCAGGACTGCTCATCAGAAAATACCTCCGATATTGCCCAGTCATTGGGGATTATTTCTTGGTCGACAGTCACAGGATGAAAGCCGGCGGCCACAAGCAAACCTTTCATAGCTATTAGGACCTGATCAAGGGTGCAGTCGTCTGCAATATCCGAACTAAATTCAGCACCTAGATTCTCAATTGTTATCTTCATCGCTCGCCTCCTCCTTATCTCCGTACTTCTCAATAAACTCCTCAAGCCCACGACGAATAGCGATCTCCGCATATTCATCATCGGTAGCAATCTCTTTGCCCCATGCTACGAGCATGGCCTTGGTATCCTCCTCCATTTCAAGATCCATATGGGTGAACATTTCATCCCAAGTCTTACCAATTTTAATGACCGGAAGATCGCCCTTTATGATCTCTGATAACTCCGCCTTTTTTTCTACATCCATAGTCATCTATTTAGCCTCCCCGTCTTTGTCGCGTTTACTATCTATTGCCTTGGCCAGCATTAAAAGCATGCCGTGGATCTGCCGGACCTCTTGTTGCAAATGCATGATTTGAAGCTCTTGAAAAGCAGTATAAGTAACCGAGCCATCTCGCTCGGGCTTAAGTTTTTCCTCGTGCTCGGTCATCTCATTGATGCGAGTCCGTAGCTCTTCAAGCTGCTCCTTGTGCTCGTTAGGTAACTCGCTCAGAGTATCTATTGTCCGAGTCTTACTCTCGACTAATAATTCATCCAAGCCAACTTCTTCAGGCTCTTCAGATGGTTCAAAATAATCTGGATTAAATCTCATAATGGTGTGCGGTTTTTAGGTTTTGCCTAGTTGCAGCCAGGCGATTTGTTAAGTGTTATACGTATGCAGAACAAATGCAATTATAAAAATGGTCTTTCTAAAGGTTTTTCTTCTTTGGCCAAAAGTCGACGGCTGAAGGTTAAAAGTTTTTTAATTAGGTGGTATATTTTATATTTCATAATTTA